AAATTTATTTGGAGCAAACTAATGGCACTTTTATCAGTAGCAAATGTTGACGAATATAGAAAAGAGTATGCGGAGGAATTAGCTGCTCAAGAAGAAAAATTAGGAGCACCTATAAGTAATGAATTAATTACAGAAAAAATTTATGGTGTTATATCTCAAAAAGCAGATGTCGATTATTTTTCTTTTTATAAAGCTTTTAATCCAGATGGTAAATATTCTAATATAGATTCTTTTAGAGAAACACTTAAAGACAAAGATCTTAACGAAACGGAAATTATTAACAAAGCTTACGGTGAATTACAAAACACAGGTAAAGTAAGATTCAAAGATTTTGTAAATACCTTTGCACCTATGGAAGAAGATTTAAACGAAGCCGTTAAAAGAGATATTAATATAATTGGATTAAATATACCGGATGCGGAATACTCAGTAAAAGAGATAGCAGAAATGAGAGGAGTTAATCCGGACACAGATGTAGGACTAGCGGAAGTAGGTTTTGCACAAAGCCTAGCAAGAAATGATGCGAATGAAGTTTTAGCTTCTAAAAAAGTTTTATCTGATTACTTTGGCCAAGAAATTCCATTAAGGTATGGCCCTGAAACAGAAGAGTTAGAATTTTTAAACCCTCAAACTGGAGAGTATGAACTATTAAATAAACCTGGAATAGACGCTGGGGATGTGGCAAAGTTTGGATCAACTGCAGCAGTAATAGTTCCAGAAATCGTTGCTACAATATTTGCAACTGGTGCTACAGGGCCTACTGGTGGGGTGATTACCTCGGCAGCTACTAGTGCTGCATTAGAAACAGCAAGGCTTGCTTTAGGTCATCAACTATATGGCATCAACCAAACAGAAAAAGGTTTTACTGATTACCTTAAAAATGAAGGTAAAGACATGGCTGTTTTGAACGGAGCGTTAACAACAGCTGGTTTTACTGTACCTAAACTTTATCGAATGATTAAACAATTTAGAAATATGGGTAAAATAAATGCCTCTGATTTTGGCGGGACAATTAAAAATGCAGAACAAGCACAAGAGTTAATTAAAAAAATAAATGATAGATTAGTAACTTTAGGTACTAAGAAAAAATTAAAATTTACATTAGGTCAAGCAGGGGATGACGCTGAACTTTTAGCATTACAAAATGCTTATGAAAGCAATCCTAAATATGGTGTAAAAGGAATTTTTGATAGTTTTAATAAGGAACAAGCTGAAGCATTGGATACATTTTTTCTTTTAGCAAGTGATCCTTATAATTACAAAGGTATATCAGGTAAGGATAATATTTTATCAGACGAGTTAGGTAAAAAAATACAAAATGTAATTCTCCAAAGATTAGAACCTAGACAAAAAATATTAACTAAAGCTTTAGAAGCAGCAGAAACAGATTTAACTGAAGCAGTTATAAAACTTCCGGGAGGATCTCAAAAAGAAGCGGGACAATCTATCAGGGGAGTAATTGATACTTTGTATCAAGATTTTGATAAACTTTATGATGATAAATACACAACTCTTTTTGCAGCAGGTAAAGGGAGAAAAGTAGGTACTGACATAATAAAAGAAGCAGTAAAGGGTTTAAACAAAAGACAAAAAGAAACATTATTTAAAAAATACCCAGACATAAAAACTTTTTTTAATGCACCTAAAGGTAAAACAGTATCAGTTAATACGTTAAAAAATACTTTAAGTGATTTAAGAAAATTTGATAGAAGTATAAAAAAGGGAGTTCTACCTGTTGAAGGAGAGCCTGTAGAGGGTGCTGTATCAAAGTTAATAGGGTCTATAAAAGATCAGTTTAAAAAGAGCTTAGGTCAAGACGATGTTTGGTATAAACAGTTTAGAACACTAGATCAAGAATACGCTACTAATAAAAAACTATATAGAGGAACCATCGGAAAATTATTACAATCTAAAGATGGTGTTTTAAAAATAGCGGACGAAGATGTGTTTGCTCAAACCTTTAAAAAAGGTGCTGGTCAAGAAATGAGAATAGATCAGATTTATGATTTATTAAAAAGAAAACCAGAATTTATTCAAACTTACAAAGATTCTATATTAAAGTCTTATAAAACATTTGTAGATCCTGCAGACACTGGAAAGATTAATTTAGTAAAACATCAAAAATTTTTAAATGATTACAAATACGCTCTTGAAACATTCTTTGGTAAAAAAGGTTATAAGGAGATTACTAAAGTTGGTAACTTAGCTAAAAAAGTTAATGAAACATCTCTCAAGAGAGATAAAATTATGAAACAATTAGGAACTACTACAAAAGGTAAATTAGAAAATATGGATCCGGATAAAATTTTTAGTTACCTATACAATAATAAATCACCTACAACTTTAAATAAAGTTATGACGATTATCAGACAGGATGATAATTTATTAAAAGCTTTTCAAACAGTTGCCAAGGACGATTTGATGTTCAAAGCAACTAACAATAGAGGGCAATTTGTATTCGATAAGTTTGCAGATTATATGAAAAATAATAAACAAATTTTAGAAAGAACTTTTGCTGACAACCCTCAGTATGTAAAAGATTTATCTTTGTTTAGAGATGCTTTGGAAGTAACAACTAGAAAATCAACTCAAAAAACTATTAGTAAAGCAGAAACTGCTTTAAATGATATTATTAGAGCTAGACTTGGACAATTTACAGTAGCAGGTAGAACATTTACCGCTTTGAAAAAAATATTTAGATCGGATATTGATAGACAATTAGCAGAAATAATGACAGATCCTAAAAAATTAGATCAACTTCTAAGTTTAAAGAATGTGAAAACAACTTCAGACACAGCTAAACAAACTATATCTAGATTGTTCGGTTACTATATGTTTGATGAAAAATTCTTCGAGGATGATGAATACAGTCCATTAATTATTGATGCAGTAAATAATACAAAAGTATCCGAAGCAGTAATTGATGCAGAAGAAGGAGATGATCAAGTTGAATTAGCAGAATTAGAAGGTGGTAAACTACCTTTAAACTTGACAGCAAGTACAGCTGCTCCAGGAGCAATGCCACCAATGGCACAACCTCAAGGAATTGCAGGAGTTCAAGCAAGACAAAACTATGAAGCAATGTTCCCTGATGATGCTTTAGGAACAGCTATATCTAAAAGAGGAATTGCATAATGGTCAAATCAGCTCTAGAAAAAATTGAGTCTCACGAAAAATTATGTAGAATAATGCAAAAACAAACACACGATAGAATGGAAAAAATAGAAGGTTCCATTGGAAGAATAGAAAAAATATTAATAGGCTGTGCTAGTGGTTTACTAGCCGGTATGGGTTTTATTATTTTTGAACTACTGACAAGGATATGAAATGGTCGCTCCTGTTCTTGGTTTACCTGCATTACTACAAGCACTAGCTACAATTGGAGTTGGTGGAGCCGTAGGATATAAAGCACAAAAAGATTTACAACCAGTAATAAAATCGTTAAAGAACAGTCCGGAAGATATGGATAGTTCAGAATTAAAAATGTTACGGGCACTATTGATGCCTAACCAAGCTGTAGCTCAAGAGTTAAAAGATATGACTACTTCTAGATCTGTTAAAGCAACAGGAGATGGTCAAGTGTTTGCTCCCGATGCGGATGAAATGGAGAAACAAAAAAAAGATTTAGAGATACTTTTGAAACCACCGACAAAAGCACCTGAACCAGTTAAACCTGTTATAGAAATATTTCCTGATCAACCAAAAATAAAAGAAGATCCTCCTGTTCAGCCAGAAGTAGATTTAGAAACAAAAGAAACGTTTCCAGATCTATCTGAAGAAACAAATAAACCACAAATATTTGAGCAAAAAGAAAGTAAAGGTATTATGGGAACAAAATCTCAAGAAGGTGGAAAAATAATTAAAGATGTAACTGCGGGAGTGTCCGCACAAGAGGATGCCGTACCTAGTTTATTAGAACAAGGAGCATTAGCAAAACCTATAAAAGATTTCTTTAATGAGGATGATCAAGTAGTGAATTATAAAATTGGCGACACTATTGGAGCTTATGGAGGAACTGTTGAAAGAAGTTTAGATATAGAAGCAAACGTAAAACCTGATTTTAACATAGATACATTTGGAGAAGTTATAAAAGAAAGAGCAAAACAATTTAACCAAGATGCGGTTTTTGTTGCAGAGTCTGCTCCACCTGAAAAAGCAAACACTGTTGGTTTTAGTATAGACTTTGGTTCTAATTTAAATATTGCAGACGCACTTGAAGTATCAAAAAGAATATCGGACACCGCACAACTTGATGGATTTACATTTAAAATAAAAAATTTAGATACATCAGGAGCATCTATTTATTTACCACAAGAAAAAGATTTGGAAATGACTCAAAAAGTTTTAGAAAGATTTAAACCTACAGATCAAATAAATCTTGCAGGATTTATGATGCCTGACGGTAAAATGCTTAACTTCTCGAGAAGTGGTAATGTTCGTGATACAGAACATAGACGTATTGGTCTAACAACTCACCCAGGCTCTGATGGTATTTCATTTGGGCCTATGTATGATTTTATGAATAAGACAGGTGCAATAAGATTAGCAGGTAACACAAACAGATTATATGCTGAAATATCTGGTAAACCTTCTACAACGCAAATAAGAAAAATTGCTGAGGAGTATAATAAAAACAGAGATAGATACGATTCTTTGACGATCGCACTTGCTATGCCGAACCCAGAAGGAAATGTGATGGTTACTAAAACTGTTTTAGGAATGGAAAAGACGGAGGCTATTGACTTAAGTAAAATGCCTTATAGATTACCTAATGAAGCATTCATTGAAATTAATGGCACTGAAGCAAATGCAAATGATATCTTTAAAAAATTTCAAGCTGCAGATGTTATGGGTAAAACATTCACGGGTATACGACAATTAAATATTCCTGAGTTTTCTGGCATGTCTCCAAAAGATGCAGCAAGAAAAATTGTTAATTTAGGTAACAACATGTCAAAAATAATTGAAGAGACAGGGATAAAAACATTGGACAAACCTAAAACTAAATCTTATAACGTAAAATTATTTCAAAAAGGAAAAGATTACTAATGGCTACAATAGAAGAAGTTTATAAAGAATTAAAAGAGATGCAAAAAAAAGGTGAAAATATTGGCATCTTTGGACAGTCTTATATAGATATGTTTGAAAACAAAGATAAGGAACAACCTACAACAAAAGAAGTAGATGTATCATTTGTAAAAAATAAAAATGAAAACCAGAATACATATCAATCAACACCATACCCGGTCAAACAAAAAAAACAATCTGAATGAGCCTGTAATAACTGTTAAGACTTCTAAGTCTAACACTTATGCTCATGAAGTTGAAATTCTAGGCCCTGCAAAAGTAATTTATAGTCCAGATAAACCTTTATCTTGTGGAGCAAAAGTTTGGGTTGAAACAGAATCAGAGGTTAAGATTGATAAAGCAAGTTAGAAAATATCCTTACAAACATTACAACCGTTTTTCAGACACAACAGGTAGAAAATATTTAGTGGGTGAAGCTAAAGTTCCCAGTGTTACTACTATTTTATCAGCAACTAAAGATAAAAGATTTCTAGAAAACTGGAGAAGAAAAGTAGGAAATGCTGAGGCAGATCGGATAATGAACCAAGCGTCTACAATTGGTACAGAAATGCATCAAGTATTGGAGTACGCGTACAACGGACAAGGGTACTACAACGCTAACGAAGAAACAGGTAAACAACCTAGAATGATGGCTAAAATAATATTAGAAAATTTAAAGATAGAAGAAGTTTGGGGCAATGAAGTTTCACTAGAGTACGAGAATAAGTTTGCAGGGACAACGGATCTTGTAGCGCTAGCTTATGGTAAACCGTCCATAGTAGATTTCAAGCAAGCAAACAAGCCTAAACGAGAAGAATGGGTAGATGATTATAAACTTCAATTAGGTGCTTATTATTTAGGACATAAAAAGAATTATGGCCCTATAGAACAAGGTGTAATATCAATTTGTACAAGAGGTCTTCAATATCAAGAATTTAAAATGAATGAATCTGAATTGATTGAATACGGTGATAAGTTTTTAGATAGAGTAGAGCAGTTTAATAAATTACAATAACCAATCTTTAAGTTCTTCTTCCCCTAAAGTTTTTGCAGCTATCTGCCCTTTTATAGTCAAAGCTTTCATAATTTTTTCATCTATAGTATTTTGAGTTATAATATCAATAATCACAACAGTTCCTGTTTGTCCTGATCTATGTGCCCTGTCTTCAGATTGTTTCCGTACTTCTAAATTATAGTTGTTAGAAAAGTAAACAACTGTATTAGCAGCAGTTAATGTTAAACCATAACCCCCTGTCGTTGGATTGCTTACAAAAAATCTTACCTTAGGATCATTTTGAAATAACTCGATAGCTTTCTGTCTATCTTTAACTTTGGTGGCCCCATATATTTCAACAAAAGATTCTTTACCGTATTTGGTAGTAAGAAATTGTTTTATCTGTTCAATGTTATAGATGTAATTAGCCCATATAATAATTTTATCATCTGTTTCTTCTATGATTTCTTCAAGAGCATTAATTTTTTGTTTACCAAACTCCATCATTTTCCCATCATCATCCTTACAGAAACCGTTAGTTAATTGATGTAGTTTTATCATTTCGGTTAACTTATTGCTAAAAGATATAGTAGAGTCTCCAATAATTGCTAAAGCACGTCTTCTAAGTTTTTCATATAAGATACCTTGTTCACTAGACATAGTGACATGCCTTTTCTGTCTTACTTTTGGTTTCAAATCTAAACATTCATCTTTACGAACTCTAAAAGAAAACTTATCTAATTTATGTTCTAATTCCTCAATGTTTTTGTAGTATTTAGGTATGCTAATAAAACGGTTGGCCCCCATTTGTATTTGATGCATTTCAGCATATCTATTTCTAAAAGAATAAAAACTCTCAAAACCTAATAGTTTAGGATCTAAAAAATAACACTGAGAATATAAATCGAGTGGGGATTTAGTAACTGGAGATCCAGTTAAAATTCTTCTAAATTTAATATGTTTACTAAGGGATAAAATGTATTTAGTTCTCTTAGCCTTTGGATTTTTAATCGTAGTAGACTCATCAATAACAGCAAAGTTTTTAGGAAACTTTTTAAGAAAAGACTCTGCTTCTTTGTACCCGTTTTTACCACTTAGGGCCTCAACATTCATTAAAAATATTTTAAGTTTTTTACTTTTTAAGAAAAAATTCCAGCTTTTAGGTTTATCTAATTTCCATTGAAATATATCCCTATCTACTACATCTGGTAGGTGCGCTTGTATTTCTTTACTCCATATAGTGTATACAGATTTAGGAGCAATAATTAATACTGTATCAATTTCTTTTCTTAAATATAAATACCCAATATTATCAATAGCTGTTTTAGTTTTACCAGTACCCATTTCCATAAAATAAGCATATGAATTTGCTTCAGCTGATTTATTTAAAGCAGTTCTTTGGTGTTCAAAAGGTTTAGTCTTATACGGGTATTTCCATTCCATCAAAATTATATTAATTTTTTTCTTGCATTAATCAAGAAAATAATTATTAAGGCTCAAGGAGGAAAATATGGAAAACTTAAATATAGAAAAGTTCTCAAATATCGAGTTAGGTAAAGACGAAGTCAAATCTATCTCTGATAAATGTAATGAACTAAAAGGTCTTCATAAACAAATTGAAGACAAAGAAGAAGAAATTTCTGAGCTGAAAAAAAAGGCCAAAGAGTATGAGGAAAGAACAATTCCTGATATGATGCAGGAGGCAGGAGTTCAAAAACTTGAACTTGCTGACGGTACTAAGGTTGAAGTGAAACCTTTTTATGCTGCAAAAATTCCAGAGTCCCGGAATGATGAGGCTTTTAATTGGCTTAGAGATAACGGTCATGGAGACATGATCAAAAATATCTTAACGGCAAATATAGACAAAGGACAAGACAATCAAGTTTCTGAGTTAATCAAAATTTGTGATGATCTTGGATTTGCATATACTCAAAAACAAAAGGTTGAACCTATGACCCTGAAAGCATTTGTTAAAGAACAAGTGGAAGAAGGAAAACAGGTTCCATTTGATATGTTTGGAGTGTATATTGCTAATAAGACAAAAATAACGAACAAATAATAACGGAGTAACTATGAAACTAAACGACAAAAAAGAAGTCGCTGTCAAAGAAACTGGTGGCGCTGTTGCAAATATAAATTTGGAACAATTTGCAGATGAAGGTTTTGAAAATGTAGATTCAAAAAGTTTGGCTTTACCATTTTTAAAAATACTTGGTCAACTATCTCCACAAGTAACGCAAGGAGATTCACAATTCATATCAGACGCAAGACCTGGTATGATTTTTAACACTGTAACTAATCAATTATATGATGGTCAAAAAGGAATTTCAGTAGTTCCATGTTTTTACAAGCTTGAGTATATTGAGTGGAGAGACAGAGGTATGGACGGAAGTTCAGCACCTGTAAATATCTATCCTGCAGACAGTGATATAATGTCCAAAACTACCAGAGACGATAAGAATAAAGATAGGCTCGAGAACGGAAATTACGTTGAAGAGACTGCTTCACATTACGTCTTAATTGTGGAAGACAAAAATGTATCTAGCACTGCTATGATGACTATGAAATCTACTCAAAGAAAAAAATCTAAGAAGTGGAATTCAATGATGATGTCAGTGAGAGAGAAGAAAAAAGATGGGTCAGGTTATTTTAAACCTGCACCATTTACTCAAATGTACACTCTAAAAACTGTATTAGAAAAGAATAATTTAGGTTCTTGGTATGGTTGGGAGATTGAGCATGAGGGTACAATTCAATCGAACGATGTCTTAGAGTCTGCTTATAATTTTTACAAAAGTTGTAAGCAAGGAGCTGTAAAAGTTAATCACGATAAAGAAGAGTCCACGGAAAAATCACCATTCTAGTATGGACGTACTTGACAAGACCCTGGGGGAGTTTATAGAACTCTTCCAGGGTTCACTCACATATTTTGGAGCTTCTAAACCGTTAGGCCAAACGCGTAGCCGGGACGGGAAGCAAGAATTTAGGCATTGGGTTGAACCCAAACCAATGACTAAGGATCATTGGTTACAACATTTAAAAGGAGAAGCTTACTATGGATCAGTTCCCATTCGAGATGATAATACATGCAGTTGGGGGGTCATCGATGTTGATCGTTATAATATACAGCATAAGGAAGTTATATCGGTTATACGGAAAAGAAAATACCCACTCGTTCCGTTCAGATCAAAATCCAACGGACTCCATTTAATATTATTCATTGACGGTGTTGTCGAAGCTTCCGACATGCGTAAAAAATTAATTGAGCTTGCTTCTGATTTAGGAGTTAATGATACTACAACAGATATTTATCCCGCCCAAGACAAAGTAGATCTTACCCCGGAGAAGTGGGACGACAAACATAAGGGAAGTTATGTAAACCTTCCTTACCAAAAAGCGCACATGACAACTAGAGTTGCAATGGATGATGATGGCAACTCAATTAAATTAGAAGATTTATTTGAATTTGTAAAACAACATAAACTTACTCCAGAAAATTTTAAAAAATTAAAAGTATTTCAAGATGATGAAACAAAAGATTACCCTCCTTGTGTGGTAAACTTTATGAAAAACAAAGTTCAAAAAGGTGAGGGCCGTAATGATGCTATGTTTAATGTAGCTGTATTAGGTAAAAAAATTAATCCAGATCCTGTTATGTATCAAGATTGGACACGTAAAATGATGGGTAAAGTATGTTCTGAGGAACTGCACCCAAAAGAATTAGAAAATATTTTTAGAGGGGTGGAAAATAAAGAGTATGCTTATAAATGCAAAACATCAATTGCTAGAATGCATTGTTCATCAAGCACATGTTTAAGACGTAAACACGGTATTGGGGCTAATGAAGCTTTACCCGAAGTTGGAAAACTGGTTAAAATAAATTCATATCCAGAACCTTATTGGATACTTCCTATACAAGGAAAGTCAGTTAGATTATCTACAAAACAACTATACCAACAACAATTACTTGGGGAGCAATTATTAAATTATGATATTGTTTGGAGACCTCTTAAAGCATCTAAAAGAGATCCCGATCCTTATAGAGATTGGCTTGAAGAATTAGTTTCTAACAAACAAGACATGGAAGGCTTTGATGCACATGAAGAACAGAATGATGTATTTAATTCAAGGTTATCACAATTCTTAGAAGATGTAGAAGATACTACTGAATTTGATCAAATAGACTCAGGAAATATTTGGATAGATAAAGTAGAAATGAGATTTAAATTAGAAACGTTTAGAAAATTTATGAAAAAGATGGGGTATAATTGGTCCGAAAAAGATTGTACTAAATTCTTAGAAGCAGGGGGAGCAGTGCCTAAGAAAAAATTTCAAAACATTGATACACGTCATTGGGTTGTAAAATTACCAAAACAAACAGAGCATAAAAACAAAGATGTTAAATTCGTTAAACAAAAAGCTGCGTGGGAAGACAATTAAAATTTTTGGGCCACCCGGAACTGGAAAAACTGAGAATCTTTTAAGAAGAGTTCAACGTTTTTTAAAACAAGGAATATCTCCAGAGGAGATATGCTACATATCTTTTACTAATAAAGCGGTAGATGAATGTGTTGGACGTATTCGTAAAAAGTTTAAAGAGTATGATGAAGATAGATTTCAATATTTTAGAACCTTACATAGTTTGGCTCGACAGCAATTTGCTGAAATACCGGTGTTAGATCCCAAAGCAGATTTATTAATGTTTCATACACAATACGGAACGGTAAAAGTAAATTTTAAAAATGAATATGATGATGTGAAAGTTTATAACAATTGGTCGCTTCAAATTTACGATAGAGCAAGAAACATGAAAGTAGATCCAGTTTGGTTATATAAACAACAGCCGAGAAAAGCGGTGCGTTTACAACAGTTCAAGTCGATTATTGCGGGATATGAGGAGTTTAAAACAATGGAAATGGAGAACGGACAACGGACACCGGACAGACTAGACTTCACCGATATGGTAAAAAAATTTATAGATGATGCGGGACAACTTCCTATAAAAGTTTTAATGGTAGATGAAGCTCAAGATTTAACCCCGTTACAGTGGGATATGGTTGTTAAAATTGCAAAAAATGTCTGGAGAGTTTATATAGCAGGAGATGACGATCAGGCAATCTACGAATGGAATGGCGCTGAGGTTGAATATTTTCAAAGCTTTCCTGGAAGAAATGTAATTTTAAAAAAATCAGTAAGACTTAACAAAGACGTACATTTTTTTTCTAAATGTTTATTGTTAGGTATGAAAAACAATAGAGTAGAAAAAGAGTTTTATTCAAATGATAAAGATGGGGCCATATATTATTGGAATACCTTGAAGAAGGTGCCCTGGAATCTAACTGGTAGTTGGTTAATTTTAGCACGCATCAACGATGTTAAAAAAGAACTACAAGAAGAAGCTAGGAATTTATCTCTTTATTATCAGGATGTTAAAGGCAACAAATCTTTTAACATAGATCAGTTCAAAGCTATTCAATATTGGGAAAAAATATGTGAAGGGGGAAGCATTACTAGAGAAGAAGCTTGCATTATGTATGAGTATTTACTAAACATAGACCATGGATTTAGATCTCAAGACAGTAAAAAATGGTCGTTTGCTCATCCTAATCAGGTATTTAACTTTGACGAATTACATTTAAGATGTGGTATGACAGATAATAAAGCTCCTTGGTTAAAAGTTTTTAAAAGAAAATTTAAAGAAAAAGATAAGCAGTATTTTTTAAAAATGATTAAAGAAGGGGTAGATTTAAATCAACCTCCTAAAATTACTATAGACACAATACACCAGGTAAAAGGAGGAGAAGCAGATAATGTTGTTCTATCTAGTAAATGCAATTTTCCTTCTCACTTTGAAAAAAAAAATTTAGCAGAAAAAATAAAAGAACTTAGGGTTTGGTATACGGGTGCTACCAGATCAAAGGGAACACTTCATTTGTTAGGCACTCATCATCAATTTAATTTTCCGCTAGGAAAGTATTACAAACTATATGAGGCTAATTATGTCAGATAAAAATATGTTCGATGAAGCTTTTCCTCAAGATAAACAAATCGGGGGATCCCACTACCAACATTACATTATTCAACCATATGAATTTATTTCTAAAAATGAACTTACGTTTTTTCAAGGCAACGTTGTGAAATATGTTTTGAGATATCCTTACAAAAATGGTATAGAAGATCTTGAAAAGATTAAACACTATTGCGACCTAGAAATTAAAAAAATTAAAGATGCCAAAAAAGAAAAGTAAAATAATATTGTGTGAGAAATGTAATGATTTTGCGGCTGTGATAATTCATAATCATAATTATTACTGTGCAGAGTGTGCACTTTTCATAATGAACATTCCATACAGAAAAGCAACATTCATAGAGGATGCAAATTTAAGTAAAAAAATACAGTGACTCATCAATTAAATTTTATATATAATGATTCTGATTGGGTATGTCCCTCAGAATATCCAGATTTATCTCAAGCAAAAGAGATTGCAATCGATTTAGAAACTAAAGATCCAAACATAAAAACTAAAGGACCAGGATGGGCAACATTTGATGGTGCAATAGTTGGTTTTGCTGTGGCTGCACTTGGGCAACAGTGGTACTTCCCAATT